TGTTACTGCTCTATTCTGAGAACCAAAGTTTGCTAATGCATTTTGTCTAATCTCTTCAATAGTATCACCACCCTTACCACCAGTTGCAGGTACTTCATTATCAATTGCTATTGAGTTTTTAGCTGCATTATATAATCCTAATTGTGCTGCTGTAAATAAATCAATATCTTCTTCATACTCTACTCCGTTGATTTGTGTAATTGTTCCTTTCTTAACATTTGATTCAACACCACCACCAACTAAATACTTTACAGTCATAGTTGTATTAGATGGAGATGTTCCATATGTTTTAGTTTTCAAAAAGTTAGTTGGGTCAAATGATTCTTCTAATTTAGAAATTGAATTAGGTAATCCTAATCCTACATTTTTAAATGAAGGAATAATTGTTTCTTCACTAACTGTTGGGTCTCCACTACCAAACTGAATAGTTGTTGTACTATCTGGATTTACTTGCTTAACAAATCTACGAGATGTTTTAAGTGTATTTAAAATATATGGAGTTGTTGATTTAAATTGAAATAAATCAGGATCATTATTTTCAGTATTTGGATAATCAGTAAATACTAATTCTTGTGCTAGATAGGGAACTTCATAAAATTTGTTTGAATCCGAATCTCTTACATCATAGATATCTATAATATTAGTATCACTCAATTCAATACTTTGGAATTCTTTAAATGCACCAAATGAAACTTCCTCTGTTTTTAATTCTGCAGATATTGCTTGTACTTGTTTTTTAACTAAGTAAAATGAAGCTTCTCCACTTACACCATCTCTTTGATATATTGTAATTTCTCTTTCTCTTTCATCGGAAAAATCTACAACATCTTGTGTGATAAATTGTACCCCATTTGTTGATTCACATCTCATACCTTCTTTTATTCGTAAGAAATATGTAGAATCAAATGTGTTATCACCACCACTACCTATTGATGGTACTAATTGATAAACTGAAAGTGTTGTTACCGATGGTGAAGATACTTTTGGTTTATATCCTAAGTATTGTGAAAGTGCTATTACATTCTCAATATCATCAGCATGAACCATTAAAGATTCTTTTAATGTATCATCTACATAATATGAAAGTGAATCACCCACATAAGATGCCATCTCAATAAACATCATACCAGGTGATGATTCGTTGAAATCAGAATATGTTTTTGGGAAGTAAGTTTTAGCAAACTCAATTAGATTTCCTCTGAATTGAGAAAAATCCTTATTAAGATATTTTATATCCTTACCTTTGTTCTTAAAGTTCTTTGATGTTTTTGTTATTGCCATATCGTATTATCCCTGTACTGTGAATGTTAGAGTTTCTAAATTAATATCATCTCCTATTCTAAATTTAATTGAAACGTTTAGTTTATTGTTATCTCTCAATTCATCAGTTGATTCAATATCAATCTCTTCAGCTGTAACATATGGTAACCATTGTTTTAAACTATCATTTATAGTATCTTCAATCCTACCTTCTAAATCATCTACATTTTGTTCAAACAATAATGATTGTAAACCACTACCAAATTGAGGTTGTAAAATACGTTCCCCTCTTTTAGTAAGTAGAAGATTTTTAATATTTGATTTAACTTGGTCTTTGGTTTGGAAAGATTGCTCGAAAGTATTTTCACCAAAAGTTAATGGTAAAGTAATACCAATAGCATAACTTGAAAATGCTTTAGTATCTTTAACGATTTTTCTTCCTAACTCAACTGCCATAATTTATATTACATTCCTGGTCTCCAGTTACCATTACTTTTTTTATCCATAGCTTTAATAAGTTCTGAATTATCTCTATTCAAAACTCTATCTAAACCTGCTAATCCAGTTGTAACTCCTAACCCTTGTTTTTTAACTCCCCCTTGCATATCACCATATCCCATTTTTTGTGCTATACTTTGAGCACCCAATGTATGAGTTGAGTTTGAATCAAACTTCATTGTATTAGATGATACCTCAGTTGGTGCACCAGCATAAGATGGTGTATTAGAATTACTAAATGGAGTTGTTTGTTGTAACACTTCATTTAATATAGGATTATTGCTAAACTTTTTATCTGTTTGTATAGGTTTTTCAGAAACCACCTCATCCATAAATGTAGGTTGTTTTGGTGTAATAGCCTTTTTAAGTTGTTTGTTTTCTTTTAACAACTTTGCCATTTCTTTCTTTACACCCTCTTTAACTAGCGTAGGAAGAATCACTTTGATTTCCTCCTTAACTATTATTTGTATTGCTTTTACTAATTTGTCAGTATCCATTGTTGTAATGTTTTCCTTTCTATATAAATATTTGTTTTATTCTTTTTTGATTTTTATTCACACTTTGTTCCACCCATTTCTAATTGTGATATGAAATCAGGCAGAATATTTTCCATTTCTTCATCAATTACATCATCTGGTATAGTCTCTTCTATAACATCCTTTAATATCGGAGTACCTAATATATCTACATCGTTATCAACATATTGTGGAGTTGGTGTTAATGTAGTAACACTATCATCAACCACTTGTTCTAATACCGGTGGTTCACTACCATCCGATGATGGAAAGTTAATATTTGGTATTGGTATATTTGGTGGTATTAGATATGCAGTCCAAGATATAATAGCAGGTGATGGTATTGGTGATGGTGCCGATGGATATAATGATGTTGTTTGTATAATACCACCTACACTAAATAAATGTACCGTTGCTGCTAAGATAAACATATTAACCATTATAACTTGTTTACTAGCAGGTTTCAATGGTGGATACATTGGCCAAGTGCCAGTATTTGTTGCTATATTTGAATTAACTACTATATTTTGTATTGTACCTGGTGCTGGAATTAGTGGTATTGGGAATGGATTCATTTGTGCTCCCATCCAATATGCCTTAACACCATTACCGAATTCATTTACTAATGAAAAATCTACACCAGGTGGAGTTGCTAAACCCTTTAGTAATGCGATTTGAAAAAGTGCTTTAGCTAATTCCTTATTACCTGTTTGAACTGATTCTAAATTTAATAAATCCCTTCCTCTCTTTACTACCGCATCATATTCATCTGCCCAAATAGTTGCCACAGTATTAACGTTTAAAGATGGGTTATTAATTGGATTTGTTTTCCTTAATATATTTCTTTTAAATAGTGACCAAGACATTTTATGGAATATTAGGTATTTCTGGTATTTCCGGTAGGTTTGGTAGTTCTGGTATTGCTGGTAACTCCGGTAACTCTGGCAGCTCAGGTACTGGTGGAAGTTCTAATGAAGGAACTTCTGGTATCTTAGGTAAACCCTTTTTCTTAAATTTAGGATTTTCTTTTAACTTTTTTTTTCTAAACTTAGGTAGAGGTGGCAACTTTGGTAATGATATCTTTGGAATTTTAGGTAACTTCGGTATCTCAGGTAATTCAGGTAATTCAGGTAGTGGTGGTAGTTCAGTTGGTATTGATGAAACAATATCACCAACAGCACCAGTAACACCATCAATTGCATCAGTTACACCACCTACAACATCACCTGCTGCATCAGCTACACCACCAGCAGTTTCACTTGCCATATTACCTATATCATCTCTTAATCCCATATTATTTTAATTGTACAGTACTACTTAACATTGAATTCAACTTAGCTTTTAAAGATGCAAATTGAGCAACACTTGTTGGTCCAGGTGCAGATGGGCCAGCTGGAGTTACATATATTTGTTGTGCTATTAAGTCTAACATCTCACCCAATAATTCAACTAATGTTTCACCTTTAGCAGCTGCTTCCAACTCATCCTCTTCAGTACTACCAAGTGAAATTGAACCACCACCACTAGTGGTAATCTGAAAATCACGATTACCCTTAATGTCAAAATAAATATTATCGTCAGCTGTTACATTTATACCTTTGGTAGTATCTATTGAAAATTGACCATCGGTTATAAACCCCATATCTTCCTTACTGGCAAATATCATTTGAGATGCTTTTGCTGAAAGAATGATTCTATCTGAACTAAGTAGAATTTGATTTCCCTTTAATTCAGATGGATAATTAAAAAATGATTCTTTTGCGTTAGTAGTAGGAAGAGTCCATTCTAATAATTTTTCGCCACTACCTAAAAATATAATATTACCATCTTTATTTATATTCTCTTCGGTTGATGTTCCAACATTAGATTGCAATGAATCAGGATTTTCACCATTTCTAATTGTTATAGTTGGTGCAAATTTGTTTTCACTATTATTATATCCACTAAATCTAATTGATTGTCCAAATCTACTTTCTAATAAAGTATCACCCTCATATAATTTAAGTTTATGAATATTACTATTATCAGTAAAATATTCACCATATCCATCAAAGTCAGATTTACCACTATTTTTATTTGTTCTTGAGATTCCAGTTGAACTAACATTTTGATAAGTAGCTGCATCACTAGATGAATCAAGTTTTATTTCGTTATCAAGTTGATTTGATATCAAATTGGTAAGTGCATTTAAATTTGGAGTAATACCACCACCAACTCTAGAGTAATGATAATTTCCACCAAATGAATGAATTATAATTATCTCATTTTTTGTAGGTAAGGTTATTGAATTTTTATCAAACGGAAATGCAACAGGTAGTTGCTCATTTGTATTCATATTTGTGGAATTATCAGATAGTAATCTAAATCTAATAGAACCAATAGATGCAGCAGTATCCAATCCTTTGGATTTAGCAGTATCAGAACCCGTATCCGTGATTACCTCATAAACTACACCATACAGTGGCTGTATTTGGCTAGATACTGAGTTAGATGTTATATTATTGGATGTACTTATCCTACCTGCTGTTAATCCCATCTTAACTTTCTATTTTTTGTTTAACCTCTTCTATATCGTTTTGGATATCATCTATCTTTGCAACTTCATCTTGAACTTGTTCAATCTCTGAAAGTAATTGTTCTCTTTCTTTATCGGTAAGGAAGCCAGTATCACCTTCTGATTTTTGACTTGATGCAATAATTCTTTGTGCGATTGTTGCTAACTTAACTAATTGGTCATCATTACGAACCGATGTATCAATTAAGTCTTTTATGACTGGACCTATGAGTG